CATTAAATCTGATGCTTCAGTTAGGTGTCGACGGATATGTACGCAAGCGTTTAAAACGCTGGGGTATTGACCTAGACTGCCAGACGAAGAATCAGAGGCTCGCAAGGATCGGTTCGTTGTCTGACGACTATATGTCGCCAGTAACGATTGATCTTGCAAGCGCGAGCGATACTATATCGCTTCGTGTTTGTAAGTTATTGTTACCACGTGAGTGGTACCGGTACTTGTGTGATATTCGTAGTCCTCGTGGCGTCTTACCTGATGGATCAATGATCCGTTATAGGAAGATTAGCTCGATGGGCAACGGTACTACATTTGCATTGGAGTCCCTCATATTTGCAAGCATTGCCTTTGCGGCATGCAAGCTAAAGCTCGGGTGCTGGCCAAGGGATTTGGTAGGTGTATTTGGCGACGATTTAATCGTACCAAAGACATGTGCTAATACCTTGGTTCACCTGCTTGAAACATGTGGGTTCTCTCTGAATCGTGACAAGTCATTTCTGGCTGGTCCGTCTCGTGAGAGTTGCGGGTCCGATTGGACCTGTGGAGTCCCGATGAGAGGTGTATTCTTAAAAGATACGCCTCGTACGGTTCCTGAGTTGTACCGCGATCGTAACCGCCTTTATCGGTGGCTTAAGATTCGTGGTTATGACACCAGGCCTCTCGACCAGTTATACTGGAAGTGGGTGCCGGGTGATCTTAAACAATGCATTGGACCCCTCAGTAATGAGGAGTTTGATACGTATTGGCATTCGCCAATATGCCCGGTTGCTACTGATTTCAGTGGCAGCACGGAGCTTGTTAAGATCATGGGTTATCGTAAGCAAGCATATCCTACTGACTTCCTATTTGGGAAGCTTCAGGCGACGCTCCGAGGGAAACCTCCGGCGCGTTTCTGGGATAAGCGCTTGTCATCATCCGGCACAAATGCCTTCCTATTACCGCGAGGTAATACTCGGCATCGTGTGACAACATGGACTTGTTATAATTACTTCGTTAACTACGAGGAGACGTAACAGGTTCATACTGCGAGGAGAGGG